ACCGAATTGGCCGCTGAGTGCGCCGCAGACACCGGGTCTCTCTTGGCGAGCAACTCAATTTGAAGCTCTTGTGCCTTGCGAATGGTTGTTTGAGCCTCACGAGACGCAGCGGCTGCCAACAGCCTTGGCAGCAAGTGGTGAGCGTAGAGCAGTCCGGCAGGGACTTCTCCGTACTCTGTCACCCATTGTGCGTGCTGACGTGCTGTCTGCTCTGGAAGGCTGGTGTTTTCTGACTTTGTAAAGGGAGCCACAGCCTCCCAGAACGGGCGGTGGTCGGTAAGCTCGTTGTAGCCGCGCACGGTGTGTCCACGAGCCCGTTCGTGTGGGACAATAGCCATCCAGTGCTTCCAAAACGCCGGGAAGACCGCGTCTTCGGGCTTTTCAAAATACTTACCCCACTTCGGGTGCTGAAGCATGTGCTTGACAGCCGGGTGGTTGTTTGCGTAGAACTGGTCAATCCCATTTAAAACAGGGGCAGACCGGTGATTCCAAAGAGCCTTTTTGATGGCTTCGATTGTGTCTCCGTCCTGCTCTCGGTTGAGACCGAACAAATTGCGGACAAAGTGCGTGTCTGGTACAACGACGTTACCACCACCCATCATGCCAAGTGCGTAACGGGTAGTCTTTGGAGCCAGACCGGAAATAGACATACCGGGATACTTGCCGGGGTCGGGCTTTCCATCGGCAGCAGCAAGTCGACGCCGGTTCTCCCAGCGGACCTGTTCCTGCTTGTGATTCATCATTTCTTCAGCAGCGCCACGTGCGTTGTGCTTGTAACGACCCAGCAGTTCCTGCAAGGGCTGGTGCATTTCGACGTATTTTGACATATTGTCAAATTTGTCGTCTGCCAGCACGAAACTCCCTAGCTGGCCCTCAACGCGCCCGGTCTTTTTCGAGTCGTGCTTGAGCCTGAGTGAGCCAAGGAGTCTCTTCCAGTGCTGGGGCGAGTGGTCGGGGAGCTTAGTCGCGCTGTCTCGACCTCTCCAATCCGAACGCATGTCTTCGAAGTTGGGGCTCAACGGGTTGAGGCCTGTGTCCTTCATGCTGTCAACCAAGTGGCCATACATCAGTTCCTGCATCGGAACAGGTGTGTTGCCGGTCACAAACACCTGACCCAAGCGCCGCGCAACAAAAAAGGTGTTGGGAACCATTGGGCACCAAACGCCCTCTTTACCTTCGAACTCGACGCGGGTGTCGGGGTTAAAATTGACATACTTACGATTCAGTTGTGTTACAACGTACACACCCGTCATTTTGGGGACGTTATGCATCTTGTCGCTTTGTGGCGAATAAGAAGACATGTCCCGCCATACGCAGGATGAAGCGTAGCCGAGCAGTGTCAATAGGACTTGGAAGGCCTCTGCTTGCTCTTTGCGACCCGTAGTCAGTTGACGTTTTGTTTTCCAACCCCCGTTTGTCCAACTGTTTCCATCGCCCAAAAACATCGCGTCCGCCAAACTATGCAGAGCTTTGACCGACAGGTCGAGCAACGAAGAAACGGTCAAAACGCGCTCTGGGGCGCGAACCGCAAGCATGGACGTGAGTTTTGGGCCTACAGTCCAAATTTGCTTGCCATCCTTGCCGATGTGGCTCGAAACTTCATCTGGAGCGAGTCGCGTAAGCAGTTCGTCGATTCGACGGCACTTGTCCGGATTACCCACTGAGCTTTGGCAGATACGGGCATAGCGACCAGAGTGCTCATATCGTGAATCATAAGTATTGTTACAATTTTTGCTGACGCTCCAGTACCCGTCGGTGACAAACCAACCCAAAACTTCGGCTTCATCGGGTGTGAGCCCAGAAACCTGAGCCCCCCTAAAGGTTCCCGTGCGGTGGATTCGGTCTCCAACAGTAAGAGACCGGCTTGTCTTTTCGCGAACATGTCCCCGTTGGCTATTGACCAACCAGCGGTGGTCTGGTGTAGTTACAACTTCGAACGACCGGGAAGAAATCCTTACCAAACTTCCTTTGTAATCTGGAAATAGCTTCAGGTCGGTAGGGGCCTCCCACTCCAACTCCCCACTTGTGGGATTTTTGGTCAGTAGCTTGTCTTCAATCGTGAGGTCGAACCCCCTTACCCACCCACGCTGAGTAAGAGCCTCTGTTTGGCTGTCTAGGCAGTTTGGCGACAAATTGCTAAACAAAACTGCGTGCATTGCTACTTCTGGGGGCAGCTTGCCAGCCTTCAGAAGCTGGTGAGCCTTCACCCAATTTTGCATTGCATAGCCGTGGAACTTTTCCACCTTTGGACTAGACAGCAAATCGTCAAAGTGCTTGGATAGCTCGGGGGTGTCTTGGTGGGGCAGATACACCTTGAACGAGCCCTGCGGCATATGAAGAACGCCAGCCCCAGCGTCAAACGTCGGGTCGGCAATGTTTTTGTTTGGCTTGACAACCGCACCGTTGTTGGTTAGAAGTGGCAGAGTACCACCAGCCTTAGCCTTAGCTGCACCGGCCTTGCTGTGGTGGTTTTTGCGTACAATACCATCAACGAGCTTGCGCTGTTCCGGGGTCTCATAGCCGTGCTTCTGCTTTAGACCAGCAATAGTCTTTTCAGAAACATTTGGCTTCCATTGGACTTCCTTACCGGCCTTCTTCAGGGTGGCGATGACCTCTTCGGCCTTCTTGACGCGGTAGTATTTTGATTCTACAAGGTCCGAATAGTGGTCAAGGAATTCGTCGGATACATCGCCAAGCTCTGCCTTTGTCAAGTACGACTTCAAAAACTCACGGAATTTGCCCGTCTTGGGCCAATCGCGAGCGGCAGCTTTGGCCATTGCCTTCAAGGTCTTGTCTTCCCGCTGAAGGGCGGCTCCACCCGTAAGCGTGCTGGGAGGGCCTCCATAAGAACCAGCAGTCAGGGCCTTCAGCATTTCGGTGCCGTACTCGGTCAACGAACCGCCCAGCCTCATGTTTAGTGGGTCTGTAATGCTTTTCAGTGTCGTGCGGGCGTTTTCGGGATTCGTGCTGTAGCCTTCTGGAGCGTTGGGGTCGGCCAAGATTCCAGATACGGCCTGCTTGTTACAGGGCTTGGTTGTCAAAGCCACCAAGCGACCAATGGTCGACTTGAGCTTGTTCCCGTCGCGCTCCAAAGTAGCCCCTTCAATGGAAAAGCCAACGATAATGGGCTCTTCGTGGGCTACCGAATCGCGAATAGAGGCCGCCAAGGCCTTGGCCCCGTCGTGACCGGCACCGTCATACAGGCGCACCACTCCATACAAAAACGGAACCTTGGTCCGCTTCCAAAATAGCTTTTGACGGTCGTCAAGGCAGTCGTCTTCGTTGAAGACCTTTCGAACGTAAACAACCTTTCCAACGATTTCTTGGCCGTTGGAGTCGCCCGAACTGTCCTTATGCTCGTAGTTCGCCAGCCCCTTGCCCTCTTCAAAGGTGGAAATATCCATGCCCTTGATGGACAGAATTTCTCCAGAACTATCAATGGCTTCGGACGCAAAAACGCCGTCAAGTAGCAAACCTGTGGGGGAAGTGGTGCTCATAGACAAAAGATTACGCCTTGACGCGGGGAGTGCCGTGGTGTATACCGTCGTGCGTGTACACCATGCAGCAGGCCCTCAAGGACTAGCTTGGTGCTTAAGCTCGTCCCAACCGGCCTTCTTCCAGACCACCTTGCCGGAACCGTCGAACCCAAAACCGGGCATCAAGACCGACATGACACATCGGCAATGTGGGTGCAAACCACCGACTTTGGGGTTGTCATCGCCCTTTTTGTGGTAGCCAGCACCGACCTGTGACCGCTTCCAAACACGGGGAGTGGTCTTGTCTGGCAAGAGGTGGAGTCGAGTGCATTCGTCGCAGCGGTGGCCGTCCCGGACCGTCACAAAGTAGACTGTTGGGTCCTCAATACCCTGCATGGCCGACAGCCGGTTGATGGCGTCGTCCACACCCATGTTTCTAACCACGGTGGTTTCCGTTTCTACAACCTTTTTCACGTCAGCGTGGACTTTTTCCCAAATGTCCGACAACTGATTGGCCAGAGTCTCTTGCTGGGTTTTTGTGTTGGAATTGCGGATATGGGATTGTAGGGCCTGCGCGACTTGGGCCTTTGCCTTTTGTTTGTGAGCATCCAAATAACTGGTGCTAATCCCCAAAAGACTGGACAACAAGTCTTCGTTTGGGGTAGAAACGCCCTCTTCTTTGGATGCGGCACGAAACAGACCGCCCAGCGTGTATTCGGGCACAAACCCAAACACAAGGTTCTTTGCTCTGAGCTTGGGGATGGGTCCCGATGGTCCCAGCAGTCTAGCCTTGAGCCGTTCAAAAAGTGCGTCGACCGCCGTCTCGGCAAGCTTTTGAACCCGCTTTGAAATTGCCATATTACTTCCTTGTCAGTTTTTCTGCATCTGACAGTATATCAGCAATAGCGGACTTCGATTCAGCCTCAAAGGCCTCCAGAGCCTGAGCGATGGTCTTGCGCTGGTGGGCCAGCAAGCGCCTCTTGGACGGCGGTAGCTGAGCCTCAGACTTACTCATGAGTTGAATCAGTTGGTCTGTGCTGTTAGCGAGGTCGCCCTGCTCTTGCTGTTGCTGCTGAGCTTGTTGCTGTTGGGCTTGTTGGTCCTGCTGCTGTTGAGCCTGCGCCTGTTGCTGCATTTGCTGCGCTTGCATTTGCAATTGCTGCCACTGGAACCACATTGGGTCTCGGATAAAGCGTAGGCTGGGGTCCTGCGAAGCTCCCTTAACACCAAAGAACTGTTCCATAATTTCACCAACATATCGGTGCTGGAACAGGGCTTGCTGCCATTGTGGGTTGAGCGGGAACTGTCCGCCCCACTCCCGACCAAGCGGCTTCTTTTCGACCTTGTCAAGGACTTCGTCCATTGTCATATGGACAGCCATGTCCTGCTGGAGGCGGGTGGACTCTTTTTCAGCAGTATCGACGTCCAAGCCAACAAACTTGATTGAGGCTTTCTTTGCGAGTTCCGGGTCAATGAGGGGGAAGATTCGCTCATTGACATAGTTCTGCATTTGGGCGATAAGGGGCCGGATACCGACGTCGCGGTGGGCCTCTAGCTTGTATTCGTTGTTTGATTCAGACAGAGCTTGGTTGTTGGTGCCTCGGCTCAAGTGGGCGTAGCCCGGAAGCTCTTCGGGGCTCATTTGGAACGCCGACAGAATCACACGGGCGTTGGTGTCTGACAAATACTGGAATTCCATATCTCTACTGGAATTGTCAATAGGCTGCCACGACACCTCGTCGGTGGACCCGATTCGGAACACAGGCATACGCCATGCATTGCCGACACCGTTGATGTTGGCGTTGAATTCTTGCTTGATTGCTTCTACGTCTTCAATATCAATATCGTCGGTCTTGAAGACCAGCATTCCACGAGCAGCCCGACCGCTCTGGAAATACAGCTTGTTGTGCGTGGTGATGTTGATGTGCGTGGTGACGGCCGCAATAACCGTGTCCAGCGGCGTGAGGGGGTAGCCCTCAAGCTCGATATCCGTTACTGGGTAGAAATTGTGGACTACGCACTCTTCGTCCGTAAAGGCTTGCAGAGGGCGACCTTCAATGACCTGCACCCAAACGTAATCGTCCTTTACATACCTTTCGGGCACCAGTTTTTTGTTCTTCAGTTGCTCTAGTTGCGACAAAGCGTGTTGACGAACACTTTCGGCTTGTGTCCGGAATGGGCTGGCGCGATAGATTGTACCGGCGTCAATCGGGCGGAAGGAGTGGAACTGCCTGTCACCAGACAGGTTGGTCGTGTAAATCAGTTCAGTCGCACACCGACCAAAGATGACTGCATTTCGAGCCTGCTGGAACAAATACTGCCCGAACGTGAGGGAGTCGTGGTCAGACCAACCCTTGGTTTGACCGCATGTCAGCAAAATCTGTTCTGCACGGTCAATTTGCTTCTGAAGTGCGTCCTTGTCTTCCGATGACAGCGTGCTAACCAGACCGGGCTCTGCTTCGATTTTGTAGCCGGTCGAGAATCGGTCGGGCTGTGGTCTACCAAAAGCCGACACCATTTGCGAACGAGTGTTTACAATGGCTGCAACAAGGTCGTCTTGAATGGCAATGCGCTTGAGGACGTCGTCTGGCAGCAACCGGAGCTTGCGCTTATACAGGCTCTGGTAGGTATTGTTGACAGCCGGATTTACTTCAAACGCCAACCGTTCAATTGTGTTTTGGTTGGAGCCGCCGTCCAAAATGTTCATGAACGACTTGGTAAGGGCCTCTGGTCCGCTCACACGGGGCGCAAGAGTCGGGGTCGCAGCGGGCCTCCGCAGTCGGCCTTCCATTACAGACTTGACGAGGGGGTTGGATGCGCGGACTTCGTCGGCATGACCCTTGAGCATTTCGGGGGTAATTTCCACCCCTTCAAGGCCGCTACCTACCCTGTCTACAAAGCGGACTGTGGCCTTGGGCTTCTTCTTTTTCTTAGCCGCCGAGGTGTCTGTTAGGTCCGCAATGAGTGTATCAAGAAAATCGGACATGGTTACTCGCAATGGATTAGCGACACGTTTGCCCGTGTCGGAGAGACGTTGACAACTGTCAACTGCCAAGTCGGCCCAATTCGGAAATACGGGGCAACGTCGCCACGACTCGGGTCAATCGGGCTCAACCTCTGGAACCGTCCGGTGTCTCCATTGACCCTGACAACAACGTCTTGGTCAGCTTCGATGTAGACAATACGCTTACACTCAGAGTAAAACGCAATACCGCTGGCGGTAGGGACCACGCCCGTTTCGGCGGGCAGAGCTACAGTAGACACGATTTCCACAAAGGCGTCTGTAACCGTCAAGACCTCAAAGGACTTTCGGGTCGAAAGGTGAAACCCTTCAGAAATGTCAATAAAATCGCCAATTTGCAGCCCGGTCGACGAATATCCGCGAATTTGATTGTTTGAGGTCAGGGTTACTACCTGAGCCACAGCCTCAAAGCTTGTGCCAGCGGGACGGACAAGGGTTACCGATGTGGCGGCCGACTTACCGAGCACACTCCAAAAACCAGCGTTCAGCACGCTTACGGGGCTGGCGGCATCACCTGTTGTTGTGTGTGGGATGAAGACCTCGTCACCAACCTGCAAAGACGTAAAGTCCGGACCGGCAGGGACCGACATGGTAACTGTCTGATTTGTATTGACAACAAACGTCACGGCAACGCCGTTCAAAGCGAGGCCTCGACCTGTCCGGAAACCCGGAGCCGTTCCACCGGTATGCGAAATGCGATAACGCGACGAGTCAATACTTGACAGTGCGATAGAAAAAGTAGTAGTACCGTCAATCGAAGATGCCAAACTACCATCAAACAGGGTCTTGGCCACCCCCGTAGCGAGAGTGTGTGATTCGCTTTGAGGGTCAGCGACCGGAATGGCCGTCAAATCGCGAGACCAATCCACAAACTTGAGGCGGGGGTTTGCCGACGAAGTTGAGTCGCCAAACGCAAGCAGTTTTGCTGTAAAATTTAGGATTCCGTTCATGTGTCCTCAAGGGGCAAGATTACTGGCTCCAGTAAAACCCGCCCTTTTTAACTTTGTGGTTTGTTGGGGCAGTCTGGTCTTCTCCGATGGACGCTCCCCCAGTCAGACCGTTGATGATGTTTTTGAAAGCGGCATCGTTGGCTTTTGAAACCTTGACTGTCCAGTGGTCTTCTTTTTGCGCTGTCTGAACTGCCGTAAGCCCGACATTTGCTTTTAGCGCGCCGTCCTTGCCAAACACATTCATAATGTTATATCGCAAGGCGTCAGGCAAGTCGTCGTCAGTATCGTCGGGGTCTTCGGTGAACTTGCCGTCAACTCCAATTGTGTAGTGGTAGTCTCGGACATGCTTCAATAGCAGGTCGATTTCGGGGTCACCTGTCAAGAAAAATAGCGTTGCTCCGTGACCCTTCATAAACAGCTTAGCACGGACGATTTCGATTCCAGCCTTGACACTCCCCGGACCTTTAGACCATTCGCGCATTCGAAAACCTCGCCTTCGAAAGGTTTGAATGTGGTCTGGCTGTTCGGGGTCTGCAAACACCAAAGAGTTAAGGTTCTTTACATGTTCAGTGAGCGCGATTTTGTCATCTAGTTCTTGGTGAGACTTGGCGACAACGTCTATTACGTAGGCGCGTTGACCCCAAATGGCCGTGGTCACGGCTCCAAACAAATGGTTGTAGCCCCAGTCAATACCGGTCGCAAAGCGGACGTTTTTGGACACAAGGAACCGAATGAGGTCGTCTTTTGTCACAATATCCGGAACGAACTCGCCCTCGATTTCGGCAGCAATTTGTGAGGCGGATTTGAGGTGTACCCCGCTCAGGCGAGGATACACAAGGCCACTGCTGTCGGGTTTACGGCACATAAACTCCGTAGTGATGAAGTCTGGCTTGGCCCCTCGGAACTTGTCAATTACGGTCGGAATTTTGAGCAATAGGGCTGTGCCGCCCTCTTCGTATGGCCCGACTTTGCCGCTCTGCTTTGTCGCAAGGTTGCCCTTACATGCCGCAAACAGAGGGCAAGTGGCACACCCGGCATACCCTTCTCGTGGGTAGTATTTTGCTTGCTCACTTGGAGCCAATGCGGCATAATGCCGTGCGTCTACATGACTAACGAGGTCGTCGTTAATCCATAGCTCGACTTTGGGCTCGTTGGGCCTGTGTCGATGTGACCCGCAAGGCTCTGTAATATCAATGATGTTCCAGTGCTTGATTATCAGGCCGGTTTGTGGAGCTTCGTCGATTTCGGACTGAACTTTACCAATGCGAGATTTTCTCGTAGAGGTAAATAGGGTCATTGCCTCAAGGTTGCCCCGGTCGGTCGGAACACCGTTTTTAGCTTGGTCGTACGCTCGGAGGTTGCCCTTCGGAATCACGTCCAGTTCGTCAACCACCATGAATTCGACGTGCTGACCGTTTGTCGACTGCATGGTGCAAACGATGATTCTGATGTAGTTTTCCTTGCGGTTGTATTTGTCTTGCTGACCAACGGGCAGCTTTTCAAATTCCCGCTGGGTGATGGGGATTCCGGTTGTTTTGTGTGTGTATGCCACCACCACGACTTCTGTGTCGTTGTCGCCAACCACGAAATCCCGAAAAACGGGCTTGTAAAAGAATCCCTTTACGTACTCTTGAGCCTTTTTGGACTGGTCCTTAATGGCTGCCATATGCACGATATTGCGTGGTGTATGCAGCAAGATAAGGGTCTCTAGCACGGCAGCAGCCAAGGTCTTTCCGCCGAACCGGTTGGCATAGACCATAATCCGCTTGAAGCCTTCCGTGTCGTTTCTGACGGCACGGTCGTAAAGCTCCCACACCATGTCTAGCGGGCTTGACGTGGACTCTTCAGATACTACACGGTCCGGGAATCGGATGTTCAAAAATACCCGAATCCACCGGTCCAACTCTTCTTTTGTCTTGCAAGGCGTGAGCAACGCCTTACGTTTCGCGCTTAGGTCCATCCAACCCCTCCATCAATGCCAGAATGTCTGTCCCCGACGTCGTAGTCGCATCAATTGTTTTCATGGGCAGGTCTGAGCGGTGGGTAATTTCTGCTGACACCTGCTTCTTGCCATCCTGCCCAGTCAACTGCAACATCAAGGCCACGTACTCTTTATAGTTCCGAATGGTGATTTGGTCTTTGTGCGGCCCCAATTCCTCTGTGTCGCCGGTTTGCAGGTAGCGACGGAAAGCATCACCCAACACCCGCTGGTGAACGGCCATGCCATCTGAGGCGAACCGAATGGCTTCCAACTGTGTTTTCTGAACAGATTCGCGGGTTTGCGTCATCAGAGTGTCGATGTACTCTGATTTTTGACGGTCCCAACCATGTTCAATCCGAGCCTTGACAATGAGACCCAGCTTGAAGCCCGGATTCAGCTTTTGGATTTCCTTGGTTGTGTACCCTTGAAGATACAACTGCAAAAACTGAGCAGACGTACTAGGAGCGAGCCCTACGCTTCCGTCCGTTCCGTTTTGATACAGTTCTAGCGCCCCTTGCTCTTCGGGGGTTAGGCTTGGGGTTGTCTTGTCGAGGCTGTCCATTTACGATTTGAACCTTCCAGTTGCTGCCAAGCAAGGATTGTACCATGGCAACAAATTTGTCAGAGTTTGCCGGGGCCTTGGCGTTTGGGGGTAGCTGGGCCACGACATTCCAACTATCTGTAATTACTGAGATTACCACGCTAAGGTCTCCAAAGAACAGCTTAGATATTTTTTGGAGGTTGTCGGCTTGGAGGTCGTAGACCATTCCTGTCGAGTTAGAAATCAGCCTCATGGTCTTCAGGGTGTCAAGTAGTTCTTGTGTTTTCTTAGACATGGAGTCTTTCTGCTACCATTTTGAATAGATGGTCTTGTGGTGTGCCGAACTGCGGCTTGACCGACGACAGGAATCGACGCAGAGCCTGCCCGATGCCCTCAGATTCGCTGATTGAACTTGTCGGCTGGGTGTCGGTCGCCAGATATCGAAACTTGCAACCACGGACGCTACGGGCCACTTGTGCGGCAAGGTCATCAAGGGCGGCCTTGGGACCAACGAGGTCGATATGGTTGATGGCCAGAGGGTTGCCCGCAAACGGGAGATTGGCGGTGTCAGCGATTGTACGGACCACCCCACGGCCAATCGGTCGGCACACCATGCAAGTGTCAAAACTCTTTACAGACAGAGTCTTTGTGTCAAGTAGGACGAGATTCTTAGAAACGTTGGCGTCAGAGAGGGTTCTCCACCGGGGGCTGCCGATATAGTCAACATGTCCCCCCTCCCACTTAATTGTCTGGGGTGTATGAATGTGTCCAGCAATCACTAGCGGGACGCCTACTGCTACCGGGTCCACCCCGTCTGGCGCATAAAAACCGTTGTCGTAGGCAGCACCCGAAAAAGTTTGGTGACAAATCAACACTTTGGGGTTAACCGCCCTGACAACCTTTACAAAGCTGGAGTTGTCTGGCACATAGGGCATCATCAGAATCTGGCCACTGTCGCTCTTTAGGGGGGCATCAACAATATGGATGCCCCGATTCGGAGCGTGTAGGGTCTGGAGTGCATGAGCCGAGGACGAGGCATCGTTAGGTCTGTCGTGATTGCCGACCAGAGCGTAAACAGGACGGCGGGCAGCGAGTACGGCAAGTGCATGTTGCCAAAACTGAAGGACCTCCACCCGCACAACGGCGTGGTTGTGGAACAGGTCACCTAGCAAAACTACAGCATCGGCATTGGTTTCGTCGGCCTTAACATGTACAAAGTCAACGAGAGCCTGAGCGTCGCCAAGCTCGTCAACGGTGACATGCGGGTCCCCTACCAGCAGCAGTTTCACCCAACGCTCCAGTCATGAAATTCGACGCGGTTCACAGGGACGAAGATAAAGTCCGGGAGGCCTTCAAGAGACAGGACTTCCGAGGCCCATGGCTGGGCATAATCAGAGGCTCGGACCCACACAGTTGTTCCGGCACTGATGACTCGGCTGACGCCTTGCTGAGAGCACAGGCAGTTTGCCAGAACCTTGAGAGGCACGAGGTTTCGCTTGGTGTTGGTAATTCTGTGCGCCTTAAACTTACCCTCACCTACAGCTTCGGTCTTGACGCTGGTGTCCTTAAACGGCTCGCAAGCGACTTTTTCAAACGAATTGAATGTATTCATACGGAAATTCCCTTCAGTTTCAATAGCTTGATTTCCAACAAGCTCAGTTGTTGGATGGAGCTTGTCAAAGTTTTGAGAAGTTGGGACTGCTCCGTCCTGACGTCCGGACGCATGTCCTCGCCACCAACAGCCGATTCTAGCACAGTTTCCCCTTCTGGGTCAGCGGCGTAGTCGGCCGAAACTGTGGAAGCGGTTGCAAGCAGGTCTGCAACTTCCTCGGCGTTGGTTGCACCTTCGCCATTGAGCTTTGTATTGATTTCAGTGGCGATTTCTTCGTAGTCTATCCCGTCGAGGTATCGCCTCAAGGCCTTATTCGCCCAGTAAATTTTCTGACGGTCGCCGGGGTAATAGTGAATCAGGGTCTGACTGTAGTCGTTGACCCTGTCACGGCGCATAATGCCAATGGCGACCGCCCGGAACGACCGGAACGCATCGAGGCTATCGGCGTCGGACATGCCCTTTTCGTTGGGCGGACAAAATTTGTCAATGGCCAGCAAAAGTCCTTGGCATTGAATTTGCAGTACGTCCATGAAGGACAAATGGCTCCGGGGAGTCGCAGCCCAAAACTGCTTAGCTTGACTAATGGCCAAAGGTAGGTTTTCTTCCAGCAACTCGTTTCTCAGTCTTGACACTTCGTCAGCAGCACCTCTGATTGACTCGTTCCATGTCCGCTGCTTCAACACCCAAGCGATGAAGCTCCAATTAATGCGCCACTTGTAAAGCTTTTTTACGTTCTCTGTCTTGAGAGCGCGACTAATGGACTCAGTGAAGGTTTCTTGACGCTCACGAAAAAAGGGCCTTGCAGACAAAATATTGCCCTTGTCGGTCCTAATCCACTCCACAAAGTCTTCGTAGGTCTTGGGCCCAAACCGGTGCTCAAGTACCAGCCGTTGGAATTCCGCCTCTGCGGCCACCAAAGCCTTGATTTGCCTACGTTGGTGGCGGGCAAGTTCGTCTTCCGACATTTCGGGCTCGTCGGCCAGTCGACGCTCTAGGGAGCCTGCAAATGCCTTGAAACCGTCACTAAAAATCATTTGATTTCCTTATGGCTCGGGTAGAGCGCGTTGTAAATCTTAATGCGCTCTTTGAAGTGCCGAGCAAGCACGGGGACATTATACACATCTACGTCAATTACCGTGCAATTGACCTTGCCGGGGAATAGCCGGGTAGCTCGACCAACGGCCTGCCTGACGCCGACTTCCGACTTTCCGCCCTGCAAAAAGATAAGTGTCTTTACAGCCTTGATATCGGTTCCAGTGGAAATGCACGAAGTCCCAATCAAGATTGGGTATTTTTGAGCATTGAAATCATCTACGAGTTGTGTTACATCTGAATCCCAGTATTGAGGCGGAACCTTAGCTTTGTTGTCTGCCAGCGGCCCGTGGGCAAACCGAACCTCGTGGAGCAGGTAGGGCAACAGGCGTGAAAACTGTTCGACCTCTTCGATTAGAACGACTACCGGCCGACCAGCTTCGACAGAGGCATTGACAAGCTTACCGATTTTTTCGTTTACAGCGTTGTTGTAAAAAAGGTGGGCTCGGGTCATTTCGTTGGCATCGTCAGTGAGTTTAGTAGATTCTGACGGTACTGAAATCGTCCTGAAGAGCGGCTTGGCCAAATAGCCCTCGTCGACTCCTTCCTTGACGGTCTTTTTGTAGACAATTGGGCCAGTAATTCCATCAAGAATCAAATCCCGACCGTCAGCCCTCAGTTGGGTTGCCGAGAAAAAGAACCTGTACGGAGCACCGGAGGCTACACCCATACAGACAGACGTCAACGTATTCGCCGGACACTGGTGAGATTCGTCAGCAACGAATACTTTGACCTGAGACAGGCTTTCGAAGTGCTCTGTACCCGGAATCACCTTGGTCAGAGACTGAGCATTAGCAATGGTGATTAGCTTTTTGGATTCCTTTTTTCCATCAAAGAACTTTCCAACCAGTTTTTTACCGAAAGCCTTGACAAACGACCGGTAAAGCTGTTCGGAGATAGAAGTTGAAGGTGTCATTACAATGGTCTTCAGACCGTGTTGACGCACCAACATCTGAATAATGAAGGATTTACCTAGACCCGTCCCGATTTCAACCCCGGCGTGTTTGGACTTCTCTAGCAGGTCTCTCGCTTCGGTCTGGTATGGGTAAGGGCTAAACTCAGGGAGATTGTCCCAAGCGAGTATCTTGGTTGTGGGATACTGCACTTGACTTTCAACCGTCAATCCGGTAATGGATGAAAGGTAGTTTGCCAGTCCGGCATAAGTGTAAAATCCCTTTTCATCTTCCATCAGCAAGCAGGGCTTGGTAGCGGCCTTCATCTTTGCTAGTTCGGCCTCGTACTTTTCGGGCCCTAGCTTGCTTAGCATCCATGAACTTTTCTTAAAACGCTGATAAGCAAAATTAGCCGCCTTGTCAAGGTATGTCAGACTGGTCTTGATAGAGCTATGCGGGTCTTCGAAGTCTTCGAAGCGAAGCAATGCAGGAGTTTCGTTGGGGATTACCAGTCTCATGTAAACAGATTATACCATACATAGCGTGCGCCCCCGCGCACGCGCACAGGATGATGTGTAAAGTTAGTTCACGACATTTTTGTCGCATTTTCCCTATATATATCAATGTTAGTTTACTATTAATCAAACTAACAGGAACTGTTAGTTTGGCCCGCGCGGAGACGCGGGCCTTCTTTAGGAGGTTGGTGGGGGTAATTTTTCTTTCTTTCTCTTCTTTCTTCTTTGGTTCTTTCTTCTTTCTTCTCTTTCTTTCTTTTTAGGGGGAGGAAGGCACCCTTTCTTGCTGGTGACGCCGAACTGGGACCCCGTAAAACGGCTCTAGATTGGCACTCAAAGAAGAATCTTCATCTTTGCTGGGTCCAACCCGGCTTTCCGAATCTCGTGCTTTGGATGCCCGATTAAACGTTCTAAGCCGGTGACAGTTGGAACACACCAACTCACACTTAGAAAGCTCGCGCTCCAGCAAGTTTTGAGAAAGACCTTGCGACACTATTTTTGAAATATCCAAAAATTTCCCAGAATTCGGAAGATGGTCGAAGTCCATGCAGGCGGGGTGGAACCTCTGTCCACAGTCGACGCATGGGCTTTGCTTCAGCTTCCAAACAAACGCTCTCTGTTTTTCCACAAAAAGTCGATGACTCTTGACATTGCTCAGTCTTTCGGTTTTTGTTTTTGCCACGCCCTTTCGATACTCCTTTTGATATCGCTTCATGTACTCTCGATGTTTTTCGGCATTCTTGATTTTCCAATCTCTCTTTTGCTGTTTTTGTTTGAAAAGTTTCTCTGGTGAGAGTTTTTGTCGATACCGGTCGCGATAATTTTTGGTGATTTTTGTGTGGCACGAAAGGCATTGGGGTCTAGGACCCGACATACGAAAAAAGTCTACAACCTCTCTGGTTTCATTGCAAAACCAGCATAGTGCGTTTGAATTGTCAAGCATAAAGGAAAGATTACCTCCCCTAACAGAACTGGTTTTGAGAGGTGTGGTATACTTGCGGCATGAGCATTAGTCACCACAAAGTCAAGTCCGTAGCAAAGCATATGACGGTTCGGGGCCCCAAGCTTCAGGACCTTGTGAATTCAACACTTTCCACCTGCGCCGACCTTGTTGGTGCAACACTTGGTCCGGGTGGTATGTCGGTAATCATTGAGCGTCAAGAGCCGGGACTTCCTCCGATTGTGACCAAGGACGGAGTCACAGTTTTCAAGGCTCTGGGTTTCTCTGACCCCACCCAACAGGTAATCATGGAGGCCGGTCGCGAAGCGTCGCTACGCACTGCGTCAGAGGCCGGTGATGGCACGACCACTGCAACGATTCTGGCTGCTGAGCTAACCAGACGCCTGACCGACGTCACACAGGCGAATCCGCACATGTCGGCTCAGCTTATTGTCAGAAAGCTGAACGATATTTTCAGGAATATCCTTGAGCCAACCCTGAAGGGTTGGGCACTATCGGCCGCAATGGGTGGAGAAACCCAAGACCGACTTTTCAATGTGGCTAGAATCTCTGCAAACGGAGATACCCCCCTTGCAAAGGCGGTTATGGAGTGTTTTGACCTCGTAGGCGACGAGGGCAACGTTACCATTACCGAGGCTAGCGGCCTTTCGGAGTATTCGGTCGAAAAAATCGACGGTTACCCAATCATGATGGGTTACGAAGAGTCGTGCGGTCCGTTTTTCCAAGAATTCATCAACGACCGTGCCACCCAACAGACCTCGCTCAAAAAGCCTCTTTGGATTCTGTATCACGGAAACCTGACGGATTACAACGAAATTTTTACAATCGCTCGGGTCGTAGCATCTGAGGCTTCTGCTGGCAAGTGTCAGCCGAATATCGTGGTCGCTGCCACGGGTTTTTCCGAGGCCTTCATCGCTCAGTGTGCCGCTGCATTCCGGATGGAAGGGGCGGTTCGTGTGTTCCCCTTGTTGGCTCCCCGGACAATCCAGCAAACCGCACAGCTTGACTTTCTTGAGGACCTTGCAGCACTTACGACCGCTAAGGTATTCAACCCCTTGACGGCTCCTCTTGACTCGTGGGAAGCCCTAAACGACTTTGGCAATGGTCCGGGACCAGAGAGGTTCGAAGCAGGGCGCTACCGTTCCACTGTCATTGGATTTGCGGATGAACTGGCCGTCATCGACCGTGCTGACGCAATTGACAAGCAATTGTCAGGCCAAGCCCTATCTGAGCGTGACGCACAGCTTCTGCGCGAGCGCAAGGCCAAGCTGACCTCTGGTATTGCAAGGCTGATTGTGCGTGGTCCGTCGAACGGCGAAGTCAAAGAGCGCCGTGACCGTGCCGAAGACGCGGTTTGTGCTGTTCGCGCGGCTATCAAGTACGGAGCCCTGCCCGGTGGCGGCCTGACATGGGTCAATCTTGCGGCTCTTGCGGCGGCCGAGGCACTTAAGACTCAGGACCCCGTGACTCGTACAGTGCTGTCGGATGTTGTGGTGCCGAGTCTTGAGGCTCCACTGACCCGCCTGTTTGCCAATGCCGGGTATTCGCACCCCGAAACAGTCGGCATTATCGAAAAAATGGCCGCTGAGCAGCGAAGACTGGACCTCACAACACAGCAGTGGTTGCCTGTAGGCGACGAGTCGCTGCTAGATGCCTACTCAGCGGTCAGGGAGGCCCTTGCAAACGCGATTAGCGTGGCTGGCAGCCTCGGGACCTGTGGTGGCACAGTTGTGTTCGGACGAGACCCCGAGCTTGAGCGCCGGGAGGCCTCTGAAGCCGCCGATTACATGCGGGCCGTGACGCACAACGAAGCCAACCAGCGAGGGTAACATGGCCCTGTTTGTATGGAAGTGCGATAGATGCGGGCATGTCACCAAAAAGATTCTGCCCACACGTCCGAAATTAGATGTAGTTTGCTTTCGGTCTCGTGGTCGCATTGACCCTCCGCTCCCCGGCTGGACAGTTGGCCCATGCGGCGGCAAGCTCGATTTCGTCACTGGGGTGGCCAGCCAGACCATGGAGGTCATTGACAACGGTCTTATGTTGCGCCGACTGGAGCGTCCTGCTAGGATTGAGGAAATGATGGCCGAGCGAAACGCTTTGGCCGAGAAGCCTGACGACGAAATGGTGTGACTTGATTCGCCTCAAAACCCTACAACTTCAAGGGTTCCGTAGGTTTACGGAACCAACCACCATTACGTTTCCAGAGCGTGGGCTACTGTTGCTCGACGGAGACTCGGGTGTCGGCAAGTCTACGATTTTGCAGGGAATCGCGTTCGCCCTTGGGATTTGTCCTTTCCCGTCTACGACTTTGAAGTCGTGGACCGGTGAAGCACTACAGGTAGTTCTAACCCTTGAAAAGGATGGCGAAAGCGTCGTCGTAGCCAAGGGCAAAAAGACATTTGTCCAATACGGAGATAGTCCTCCTCATACCGGAGCCAAGGCAGTAGACGAAGAAATTGTAAAGATTTTTGGCATGGCTCCGGATTTGATTTCGGCGCTAACATACCGTCCCCAAGACGAACTTGGTGTTTTTCTTAGCAAGGACGATGCCGAAAAGAAAGAATTTCTTGCCAAGGTCCTCGGACTCAACAATATCGAGTCAGCAATCGACGAGGCTGAAGAGCGTCGCAAAAAGCTACAATCCGAGTTGTCGTATGCTCAAGGCGTTTTGGCAGAACGCGAAGGCGGTCTTCGTAAGGCTCTTGATGGGCTTACCGAGGTGTCTCCAGACCCTGTCGACATTGGATTTGACCAGCGGCTTGAGAACGCTCAAGCAGCAGTAAAGACCCTTGAGTGTCAGCATGACGCTTTGGAGGTCGACAGGGCCAAGGCCGTCGAGACCCATTTTGCCAAAATGGCCGATGTTGTAGCTGCAAAAACGGAGCAGTTGCAAACTGCAAAGACGCTTTACAAGCGTGTTCGGGGCGAGGCCGTCCAAAAGAATGCCGAACTGGAGACAGCCCGCGACGCAATCAGGGCTAAAATCACCAAAATTAGCGTCCAGCTTGGGAGTCTTCCGTCTGTCAAGAACGAAATCAAGGCCTGTCGAAGTCGTATTCAAGCCCTTGAAAGCAACGAATGCTACGTATGTCACCGGCCATTTACGGCCGAGGTGCAAATCGACGAAGAGCGTGCGCAACTTCAGCAATTGGAAGAATCTGTTTCGGTCGAACCGGCGCTAGTTGCGCGTCGGGAGGCTCTTGGCAAGGAATTGGCAGGCTTGGTCCCTTTCGTGGACCCCAAGGAAGCCAAGCTGTTGGAAGCAGTCAACAAAATTGAATTCTGGTTGACAATCAACAAAAACCGCGTTACGGACCCGGTCGTCATCGACATTGAGCAAAAGCTCAAAGCAACTATGGCTTTGCTAGTCAAGGCTAAGGATGATTTGTCGTCCGCCAAGGACGATTTTCACCAGTTCCAGCAAGCATGTACGATGAAGGCGACAATGAGGGCGCGGCAGGAGGCTGTTCGCCAAGTCGCCGTCAAGCAGGTTGACGAGGCGCGTCAAAAAGTGGCGGAACTGGAATTCGCCGTCAACGCCGAAAAGGATTTTTTGGCGGTTCTGGGCAAGGAGGGATTTCTGGGAGCTATTTTTGGGGAGGTACTGACCGAAATCAGTACGGCTGCCAACGCCGCCCTTGCACAACTAGGCAACGTAAGCCATGTTTCTGTGGCCTTTCGGTCAGAAAATGCCAAAGGCAAGAAAACCATTGTGCCTGTCTTTTTTGTGGATGGCAATGAGGCCACCAGAAACTCCGGGCTATCTGGTGGTATGGGTGCGTCTGCCGACCTCGCTGTTGACCTTGGTGTAGTGGATGTGGTAAAGCGCAGACTGGGGGCCGTGCCGGGTTGGCTGGCTCTAGACGAAAGCTTCAACGGAATGCCCAAGACCACGAAAGAAACCGCTTTGGAGATTCTCCAAGAATTTGCACGGGACCGTCTTGTCATTGTTGTGGACCACGGCACCGAAATGAAAGAGCACTTCGCTCAGGTCTTGACGGTGCGGCAGACAAATGGTAAGGTCGTGGTGGAATGAAACTCACAAAAGAAGACGTCGGACTTTACCGGCACCTAGCCCGCAAAAATTTCATAGAGACTTCAAGCTCGGTTGTGTGGCATGATGGAATGCCAGTCTCGGAGGGCGACTTTGTAGCTGTAGCTCAGCTTAGAGCAGCTTTGGCCGCATTTGGAGCCATGGGCCTTGTCTCGCCCGACGCAGTGTTGGAGTTGTCTGAACCGTTTGTTGAAATTTTTGACGAATAAGAAAAAAAAATGCCTAATTACAGCGTTGTGGTTCGAATTGAAGTGGAAATGGAAATGGAAATCGAAGCTGATACCATCGAAGGTGCGTACGACCTAGCAGAGGATGCTGGCTATGATGCGGACTGCGAAGGCGGAAGCGTTGTGGCTGTCGACGTTCTTGAAGTCAACGGAAATGAGTAAAAACATGGGCTTTACATCGGAAGAGAAGAAGGCAAAGCGGGCTGTTGAAGAGCTTGGCGAGGAACTGAACCGGATTGGCGAGGAACTGAAGGCCAAGCTGGACGGCATGAAGGCCGAGGAACTCAAGGCCTTCCTTGGTCAGGTCACCCTTGACGAGGCCGAGAATCAGAAGCAGAAGGACGAAGACCAAGACCTTGCCGAGAAGAAGAAGGCAGCTAAGGACGCTGGGGCAAAGTACAAGGAAGTTTCAAAGGCCAACAAGACCAAGGCCGAGTACGTTTCGTACCTGCTTGAGGGAATGGGTGTGGTCGGAACGTCTGAAGTCACGGAGAACGACTAAATGCGCCAAGAACTTCCGACCAAGACCGTTTTTGACGTTGGTGACCGGGTCCTTGTTCGTGGTATGGGGACGGGTTTTGTGGCAAAGCCGCTGAGTACATTCGCGCTCTTGAATGCGGCTCTCTGCTCGTGTCTGGTTGAGCTTGATTCTGGGGACGTAATTTTTGTCCCCTTTGACGAGGTTGTCAACCTTGAGCCCATTATGCCAAGTGCCGACCTTGAAGCTCTTCGAAAGGCCGTCCGAGCACTTGCCGAAGCCGCCAAAAAGAACAGTCAGGCCACCCCAGCCAAGTCGCCACCGCCGAGGTATGACGAAGTGTACGCACAAGGTGTTGAGTGGCTTGAAAGTCAGCAGTCTGAACTGGCGCAAGAAGCCCATTTTGAGTTTGAAAAAGAGTTCTTCGAAACTTCAATGTCTGGAACCCTTCCCAAGGGACACTGCCTGATTGTCTACGGGCCTCCAAAGACCGGCAAGACCTATGGCGAAACGTAAAGAAAAGGTTCCTTCAGAGCTTCCTACCGCAAAGCAGTCGTCAATGCGGTGTTTTGTTCTGAAGCGGGCCGAAGACGAAACCGGCACCTCCGGAACCGGCGTAGTGGCCGAAGGTGTCGAGTTTTCCAACGGCAGAGTTGCCATGCATTGGCTCAGCCAAATGGACGTCGTTGGCATGTACGACAATGTAACCGTTGTGGAAAAGTTGCATGGCCACGACGGTCGAACAACACTGGAGTTCATCTAATGGTAAACGACCCACGAGCTAGAATCATGGCTCAACTTCGTGAAAAATTTCATACCAAAAACCAGTGCTTGTTCTGGGCGGGCCCCCTGATTGATGACCTCAACGCAGAGCACTATGAAGAGGTCGTAGATAGCGGGGGCGCGACAATTACCAAGCCTTTCCCGGCCATGGGACGCGGAACCTTCAACGACGTCATCGACCAGCTTGAAAAAGATGGCGTTTGCACTTGGAAAGCCGACTTTGAATGCGAAGAGTGCGGATGGGGGTGGACAGGTAATCCTAAAAAACAGACCGTTCGCTGCCGTGGTTGTGGGTTTGAATTCGAGCCGCCCGAAGCTTCGCAATTCAGTCTCAACCGACCTTGGGCAGAGGCTAGACGCTGGGCCTAATGTAGTATACTTGTCGAATGAAAGTTCTTGCATTCGACATTTCGACCAGCGCAGGGTGGGCTTTGCTTGAGGGCGAGTCCGGACAGCTTCCGAAAATCATCGAAACCGGCTTGGTCGCTAATGACCATCCGGTTTCGGCATTTGGAGAGTACCCTCGGAGCATGGTTTTGTCCGCTCAGTCAATTTCTGACCGGCTTTGGGACAAGTACCGTCAATTCGATTCCATTGATGCTGTAGTCATTGAGGAAATCAACAAGCCCGGTCGATTCGGCAACCGTTACAGTCAAAAACTATTGGATTCAATCCATTGCTTGTTTGTCAAGCGTTTTGTTGACGCTCAGGACAAACAAAAACTTGTGTACATCAACACCTCGGATTGGCGCAGGGTTGTCGGAGCCAATCTGACGAAAGCCGACAAAGCCCTGAACATCAAGGTCCGCAAGCTTAAAAAAGCTGGCGATAAAGAAGGCTTGAAAAAGCTCGGCGTTCGGGGTAAAGTCAGCAAGAAGCACGCCGCAATCCGATTTGCAAACCAAACTTACAATCTCGGATTGAAGGCAAAAGACGACGACATTGCCGACGCCATTTGTCAGGGCGTGGCATATTTTTTGGGAGTACCGCACTGTGATGGAAAATAGCGGCACTCGCAAGTAAACTAAGACCCCCAACACAAACTAAGAAAGCAGTTCAACATATGACAGAAATGTCGCACTTCGCCCGCTCCATTATGGAGCAAAAGTATTCGCACACCCTCGCTGACGGCACCAAAGAGGGGTGGCCCGAAATCGGGCGCAGAGTTGCAAAGAACGTAATGAGCGTTCTAAGTGTTTCGGACGAAATTGTCAACAAAATCGCAGAGGCAATTGCCAACCGCGAATTCGTCCCCGGTGGCCGCTATTTGTATGCCTCCGGAAGGCCCTTCCATCAGGTCCAAAATTGTTATGATGCTGACACAGAAATCGTAACGAGATACGGAACCAAGAAGATTGGAGAGGTTGCCGGGACAAAGCAGGTCCTAATGACGACCAAAGGTCAATGGACCGAGGCCGAAATCCGAGACTTTGGGGAGCAGGCCATAATGGAAGTCACACTGGTCCGTGCAGGGGTCGAAAAAACCATTGGGGCCACGCCCGGTCATTCGTGGCGGGTAGGCTCGATTTCGGATGGGCGGTTTGTAAACAAAAAGTCCGTCAACACAGACAAGCTCAAGGAAGGAGATAAGCTTTGGTCCGTCTACGGGTACGGCATTGAAAGAACCCCGATTTCTCCCGATGGAGTTCGCCACGGGATTGTCTGGGGTGATGGAAACGTCCCCGGCGACCGTTGGGGGCTAAACAGTGCAAACGTCCGCCTTTGTGGAATAAAAGACGCGGAGTTGCTACCGTTTTTTGCTGATTACAGCAAGAGGCCGATTGATGAAGACACAGAGGTGTCCGGACTTCCTAGGCACTACAAAGCTCCTGTAGACCTGACTTTCGACCGCTCGTACCTGCTTGGCTGGCTTGCTGGATATTTTGCGGCGGACGGCTGTGTCGGTGCTGACGGGGCTGTTACGATTTCGTCTTGCGACGAGGATAGTCTCAAGCTCGTCAAGGACGTTTGCTACATTCTTGGTATCGGAGCGTACGGAATTCGATATACGGACCGCGTGTCAAATCTAACTGGACAGCCTTCTCGACTGTACTCGGTTGCGCTAATGCGTCAGCATTTGACGCCCGAATTCTTCTTGATTTCCAGCCACAGAACTCGGTTTTTGAGAAATCCTCCCGAACGCCAACCGAATGTCTGGACCGTTAAGTCTGTAAAGAGTACGGACCGAATTGAGTCGGTCTATTGTGCCGTCGTACCAGATACCAACGAGTTCGTTTTGGCGGACAACATTCTCACTGGGAATTGCCTGTTGCTCCGGGCCGAAGATTCCCGCGAAGGCTGGTCGGACCTCATGCATAAGGCAACCATGGCCCTTATGACGGGTGCTGGAATTGGGGTCGACTACTCCGATATTCGCCCCGAAGGCGCAATCATCAGCAAGACCGGGGGTCATGCGACAGGACCTCTGGCCCTCATGCAAATGCTGAACGAGGCCGGTCGAGGCATTATGCAGGGCGGGTCGCGTCGGTCTGCTATCTGGGCTGGGCTTAGCTGGAAGCACGCCGATATCATGAAGTTCATCCGAATGAAGGATTGGTCGCCCGAAGTCCGAGCCCTGAAGGAGAAGGACTTCAATTTTCCGGCGACCATGGACGGAACTAATATCTCCGTTCTTTTGGATGACGAATTCTTTGCAGCCTACAAGGACCAGACTCACCCCCACCACTCGCTGGCACAAAACGTGTATTGGGAGACCATCCGTCAGATGCTGAAGACCGCAGAACCCGGTTTCAGCGTTGATACGGGGGTCAATGCAGGCGAAACCCTCCGGAATGCCCCGGTATCTGCTGATACGTGGGTTCTCACAAGCGTTGGGTATCGCCAAGTGGGCTCCACTCTTGGCCAGCGGGTCGCGGTTTGGACCGGCAAGCAGTGGGCATCCACAGAATTCAAGAAGACCAAGGAATCAGTTCCGACTGTCCGAGTAGAAATGACCGGTGGCCGCGCTATTGTTGCCGACCCCGAACATGAATTTTTCGTGGAGCGGTACGAGGGTCGGGGGGCTCGTCGCGAATTGGCAGCTATTGAAAAGGTCCAAGCCTCACACCTAGAAGAGGGAGATATTTTGCATGTGTCTCTTCCCAGCCCCAACAAGGGCCTTCTGGACCGGTCTTCGTACATTCTTGGATATACGTATGGTGATGGGTCGTTCTGCAAAAAATATGGCGACCGTGCAGAGGTTACTTTTTGCACAGATGAATCAAAGAAGTGTGCCGAGCCGTTTAGGGGTCACTCATGGCTGGTGAGTATTACCGAGTCTGACGGTCGAGGCTATACACGGGCCTATTTGAGGGCTCCAGACTTCGCTGGCCGTAGCAAGGACACATTCCCCGACCGTAGCAACTACGACTACGCCTCTCTGCTTGCTGGCGTGTTCGACGCTGACGGGTCGTACGATGGTGCTCAAAATCGAATTCGTTTGTCCTCGGTTCATCGTTCGTTCCTTGAGGGGGCGCGAAGGGCGCTTGAGACCCTTGGGATTCAGGCTGGAATTTCACCAGCAGGATTTTCAACCTTTGGTCAGCAACAGGGTTGGAATTTGACTGTAATGGCAGATTCGGTGACTCGTTTTGCGGAGCTAATCCCCACAATTCGACTCAAGCCGCAACCTCACACGTCATACCGCAAGTCCTCCATTAAAGTTCTGTCTGTGGAGCCCGACGCGGTGCAGGACGTTTATTGCTGTGACGTCGGCGTTGAAGAACACTCGTTTGTAGCGGAAGGGGTTGTTATTTCGAATTGTACCGAGGTAACCTCGCGAGACGACTCGGACATTTGCAATCTCGGGTCCATCAACATGGCCCGCGTGAATTCGCTGGAACGCATGAAGGAGCTTGTCGACCTTGCCACGCTATTCTTGCTGGCCGGTACGGTTTACAGCGACCTGCCTTACGCCAAGGTTGCTGAAGTCCGCAAGAAGAATCGCCGGTTGGGTCTTGGCTTGATGGGCCTCCACGAGTGGCTGCTGAAGCGGAATAAGCGGTACGATGTGGATGCGGAACTGGAGCAATACCTTCAAATTTACACCACTTCCACAGAAGTTGCACACGCGCACGCTGACGCCCACGGACTGAGTCGCCCCATCAAGACTCGTGCCATTGCTCCCACAGGAACTATTGGCATTGTCGCGGAGACCACTACCGGGATTGAGCCCATTTTCTGTGTAGCATACAAGCGCCGTTATATGAAGGGCCAGACCACCCATTTCCAGTACGTCGTCGACCCAACGGCAAAGAGGCTGATTGACTCGGGAATCTCTCCAGAAAACATTGAAGACGCATACTCGCTGGCTTCTGACGTCGAACGCCGGGTGCGGTTCCAGACGTGGCTTCAGGGCTTTGTCGACCACTCCATTTCCAGCACGATTAACCTGCCCGAATGGGGGTCGGAGCTAAATAACGCTGGACGTGTTCGCGACTTTGGGGATATGCTCATGGGCTATCTCCCCAACATGCGGGGAGTAACCGTGTACCCTGACGGAGCCCGTGGAGGTCAGCCTCTCAGCCCTGTCAAGTACACCACCGCTGTAAAGCACCTCGGGACAGTGTTCACCGAGAATGAGGTGGTTTTTGAAGCAGGAGACGTTTGCGACATTACCAAGGGCGGGTCTTGCGGAGCCTGACCCCATCGAAGAACTAGCCGCCCTCCTAACCGAGGGCGGCTTTAGGGTGTTTCTCCACCACCCAATATGCGAAATGTGGACCAAAACTCGTAAATGTACCCAGAATTGCGGAAATAAGAATATGGAAATCAAGTTTCAACTTCTTGAAGATGGTAAGCTCCCCACCAAGGCGACTCCCGGCAGTGCTGGCTGGGACCTTTACGCCGCCGAAACAGTCGGGATTCCCCCTCGTTCCACAGTAGCGGTAAGGGCAGGCTTCAAAGTCGCGCTTCCCAGCGATGTGGAAATGCAGATTCGAAGCCGAAGTGGTTTGTCGCTTAAGGGCGTGACAGTGGCGAATTCTCCCGGCACGGTAGATTCTGACTATCGCGGAGAAGTCAAGGTCATTCTTCGTTATGAGGGCAACGGAGACTGCTTTGATGATGGTTTTAGCATCAAAAAGGGCGACCGCATCGCTCAGGCCGTTTTCTGCTGGTTGCCCCGAATCAGTACAGCCCAAGTCGACTCCCTTGACGACACTCAGCGGGGCTCTGGCGGGTTTGGCAGCACCGGGGTGTGATATACTTGCTACATCATGCCATCCGACTTCGATTTCGATGATGTAGACCTCGACAGTGCAGCACCACCAAAGCCCGAGCCCCAACCGGAACCCGAGCCCCAGCCCGTCAAAGTTCCAATGAGCCTCTATTCCTCAGAAGAGGAAGAAGACGAGCCAGACGAACTAACAATTCGCATGACAAAGGCCCAATATTATTGGTCTTTGGTCAATTCTCGTCTTCTTGAGGAAGACGACGATATTGCAGCAGAAGTCGAGCAAGAAATTCAGGACTTTGTTCGTGGACGGCTGGCCGAGTTGGTCGGTGGCACCGCTTCGCCCAAAAAGCGCGGAAGGCCCGCCAAAAAAGTAGCGGCCATCCCGGCTATTGCTCCCCGACCCAAGGTCCGGACCCAAAAGACCAACACCCGTCTTACGAAGACTCAAGAGTCGGGGGCCATTGTCGGGGCTACACCTACAGGTCACCAGATTATCAGGGAAATCGAGACCCAAGACGGTGAAAAAATCAAAAAGATTTACAAGAAGATGCTGGACAAGGAGTCTGGCAAGGAATACTATGTCTGTTACGACCTACGTAACGGCGTAGAAGTCGGTGACGGTCTTAAGTACGAAATGGCTACCAATGCAAACGGTAGCACGTATTTCAGGACCATCAATCAGCAAACCGTTATCAATACTCAGCCAAAAATGAGTAGAGAGCAGTTTGAAGCACAGATTCAGGCACAAGCACAAGCACATTCGGCAGCCACACTCGGTGCAATTGGCCGGTCGCCGTTTGGCAACATTTTGTCGTCAGCAATTGAACTATCCAAGAGGTCGTAAAAATGACAACCACACAAAACATGTACAAAGACAAGCGTTCGGCGTCGGAGCGCCTCGGGGCTCTTGAAGCGGCTCTTCCTTCAATTATCGGTGCCTTGGGGAAGCAGATTGACCCGTTGACCACCAAGATTTCTCAGCTTACCGAGGCCGTCAACGAGCTACGTCTGTACACAGACGTTCTGGTCGGTCTGGCCGGTACGGACGCTGTAGTCGAAAAGGTCCGCGAAGTCCGCACGGCTCAGGCCAACGAGCAAATGGCGTCCGAGGACGCGGACACAGCAAAGGCTGTAGAAAGTGGCGTACTGAAGCCTACCGACGTCGTTACCCAGAATTCGGTGATTGTCATTTCGGCCACTGGTTCAGATGGGGTCCGTCAAATTCCCGACCATCGCCGCATCGCTTTTGCTCAGGTCAAGGAAGAAGTAAAGGACCTCATGCTCGGCAAGGCTAAGGGGGACGTTCTGACGCTTCCTGACAAGTCGACAATCACAGTTGTGGATGTGTACGACGTCGACCATCTGGCCCTTCACCCTCCCCAGACTCAGGGTGAATAAATGGGGACCACTGAGGGCCTAGCCAAGGCGCACGCGACCTTGAGCAAAAAGTATGCCGCCCTGAAGAATCAGGGTGCCGTATTTACCGAAGAGCTTCGCGACCTGATGGAAGATATGCCGCATTTCGCCACATCTTCCTACAAGTCACCTAAGCGCAGTCCTGCCAAGCGTTTTGTGAACATCATGCTGTCGGACCTGCACTTTGGTGCGGACCTCGACCCCAGCGAGTCTCCAGTTCCCTACGGAACGACCGAGGAGCGTCGTAGCATGGCAGCGGTAGCCACCGAAGTCATGGACTACAAGACCCACTATCGAGACGACACTGAGCTTGTAGTCCACCTCGCTGGCGACATTGTACAGGGCAAGCTTCACGACCTTGTTGCAGCGGCACCTATGGCTCAGCAGACCACCCGTGCGTTGTATTTGCTGGGAAGCTTTTTGAGCCTGAGTGCTGAAAACTACCGTACAGTGCATGTGTATTGCACTCCCGGCAACCACGGCCGCATCAAGGACCGCCACGAAAACAGAGCCGTCAATCAAAAGTTTGACAGCTTTGAGAACATCATCTACGAATCCCTCCGGGTTATGTTCCGGAAGCAGAAGAACGTCAAGTTCACAATCCCCAACACCCCATTCTATGAATACGAGTTGTTTGGCAAGCGTGGGTTTGTGACGCATGGCGATACAGTTCTGAATCCCGGCTACCCCGGCAAGGCAATCAACGTAGCGCGGCTTGAATCACAAGTCCTCCAGCTTATGGCGGCCCGTGGCAAGTACGACCTCGTTGCTGTCGGTCACGTCCACGTCCCGAGCGTCATTCGGCTCCCCAGCACCACCCTGCTAACCAATGGGTGTCTGATTCCTCCTGACCCATATGCGGTCAGCATTGGTATCCACCAGAACACGCGGGTCCAGCAGCTTTGGGAGTCTGTCCCTCAGTATCTGTTTGGCGACCACCGAATGATTGACGTCGGACCGCACACCGATTCTGACGCTTCTCTCGACAAGGTTATTCCTCCCGATGACAGACAGTGACTTTGACAAAATTGTGGAGCTTGAAGAGCGGGCCAACGCCCTTGAAGTCGGCCTGATGCAGCTTCAAGAGGGTTTTGACCAGCATACAGCTATGAAAGCCAAGCTTTCGGCCGGGTTTCGACAGGCAAAAGGCAACCTAGCCGAGCTTCGACTCGCTCCGGTAGTCAATCTGGCTGAGTGGAACAACGTATCGCAAATGGCCAAGACATTTGTGTCACAGCTAGCCAAGGTCGAAGCTTCTATGTCTGAAATGTTTACAAAAATGGCCGAAGCACGAGTTTTGCTTTCCAAGGTTCGTGCCGACCTAGCCGCCAAGTACCTTGCCGACGAAAAAATCCCTGACAATGTTTTGGAGTTCCCCAGTGCGCTACGAAGAGGCTAAACGACGGCTTGAAACAGAACCAGATTTCATCTACAATAAGAGATTTGAGTTCTCTCTAGATAAATGTCTAGACCGCTACCCTGACGGTGCCCCCACCAAGGTCATAGCGCAATCCCTGCTGATGACCGAAGAGGACGTAGAAGAGGTCACTGAGCGGGTTATTGTAAAGCTTCGAAACATCATGAAGGTCTGACTCTGTGACAGTTTGCACAAACGAGGCGGCATTTGTTCGCCTCGTTTGTTATTCGTGTGTACGAGGCCCGTTTGCGTACCAACTCAGAAACAGAATCGACTTTTGCGCTTGGATTGATGTGGTCTAGGTCCATTTGGCACGGCAAAAAGACCCCTCCACACGCCTCACATGGCCCCGTTTTGAACGACAAGTTTACCCATTCCTGAAGCCTACGATACCGAATCGTATCGGGGCTGACCTCCTGTTTCCTCAATCTTCGATTGACCGTTCTGAGTCGGTGACAATTTGCACACACCACATCACATTTGTCCAATTCGTCTTTTATCTTTTTGAGAGAATACCCAAGTCGTCGAAAGTGGGACACTTTGGAGTGTTTTTCGTGTCCGGGCAAATGGTCAAAATCCATGGCCTTTGCGTCAAATTGCAATCCACAGTCGGCACACGGTCGGTTCTTTGCGGAATCAATAAGCGCATCCCGCTTCGGACGGCGAGCTTCGGCACTAGCTTTACATAGCTGTCGATTTCTCTTGACGTTCTTTTTGACCCACGCTTTGTGGGCTAGAGACAAACACTCTTTACAACGAAGTCTGTTGGTAGGTCTAAAATGAGAAAGTGCTTTCTCTTCTTGACACGTACTGCATACTCTTGTAGTTTCATTCATTGTGCCGTAGATTACCTCTTTCGAAATTTTGTGTCGGTGAACGTTCATGTATCACAATTTTGTCAGTCCGCATTGTCATGTAAAAAGCCTCGACTCCGCATCAACACCCAAGGGTTTTGCAGAACGCGAAGTAGCCCTTGACACCGGGCATATCGTTGTTACCGACCACGGAACCCTTGAAGCCACGAGGGCCGTATACGATTTGTGTGCCAAGGGGGGCAAGTACAACGGCAAGCTCTCTCCCATTCTCGGGATGGAGGGGTATTTTCGAGACGACAACGACCCAATCCTGCTGGGGAATGGATACAAGCAAGACGAGAATGGAAAGCTCGTCAAGAGCATGAAGTACGCCCACTTGACAATGCACGCCATTGACGAGGCTGCGTATCTGAAGCTGGTGAAGGTTTTGTCCGACGCCGACTTTACGGCTGAGCAGCACGGGTCTGAGCGCAAGCCCATTTTCAAGTGGAATGACTTGGAGGCATTGGGGGCCGAGAACATGACCATGACCTCCGGATGCTTGATTGGCATGGTTGGTCGGCACCTGCTGGCAAATAACGACGCAAAGTCGGCGACCCAATACTACGAACGTCTTCGTAGCTTGGTTAAGCCGGGGAACTTCTACGTCGAGATTTTTCCGCATGTCACGGATAAATATTTCCAATCGGGTGTATTCGTAACCCTTGAAGACGGCTCAGTTATCGAGTTCAGGTCCACCCGCAAGCTTCAAACGGCACACGGCGAGACCTACGCCGAAGACCTTGCTGCCGACTTCCGGAAGGACCGTGTCGCGGCGTGTAAGCGCCATAAGTCCATTCTGGATGTAATGGAAAACCGCCAATGGACCGGAAGGCAGCACCTCAATCTCCAAAACGTGGAGCTACGCGAGGGGTTTGTCCACAACGAGTGTACCCCGTGGTGTTCTCATGGCGACTACCAGCTAGAAGTCAACAAATTTCTTCTGAATTTGGCTCAGAAGTACGGCGACCCTGTACTGATTTCTGATGACTCACACTTCGCTGTGCCAGAAGAAAAGGTGATTCAAGACGCACGGCTGGGTGGGTGGCGCTTTGCCCAGAGCCACCACCGTATGTCGTCGGACGAGGCGTGGACATATTTCAGCACCAAGTTGGGTATCAAAGAGGGTCAGTTCCAACAGTGGGTCGACAACACCCACGAGTGGGCGGACAAGTTCAAGAACTTCAGCCTATCGCCCCGGCAGGCCCTCCCCAGCAAGTTCTACCCCAAGGACACGCTTCGTCACACAATCGACCTGATTAAGGCCCACAAGCGCATGGATTGGGGTAACCCGGAAAAGGTGGCTAGACTCCGGGCGGAAATCGACTTGTTGCACAAGTCAGGAATCGACTTGTTGTCGTATTTCTTTGTGGATGAAGAGGTTTGCAGCCTCTATCGTCGGAAGGGGGAGCTTACGGGGCCGGGTCGTGGCAGCGCGGGCGGTCTACAGCTTGCATATTTGCTGGGAATTACCCAGTTTGACCCACTCCCGTATGACTTGTCAATGGACCGGTTTATGACTCCTGACCGAATTGCCAGCGGCAAAATGCCGGACATTGACCAAGACCTCGGGTCGAGAGATTTGTTGACCGGCTGGGAAGAAGACGGCTTTGAGGTTACTTTTGAGGATGGGTCAAAGAAGACCGTGACTTCGTCTTTGAAGGTTCAGTCCGCACAGGGCCCAGTGACAGTCAAGGAGGCGTTTGAACGTGGACTCAGTGTGGAAATGTGACAAGTGCGAAGGGACCGAAAAATATGCAGACGGTAGGTGCAAGATTTGCAAAAAGGCATACGCAAAGGCGCGCTACTACAAAAACCCCGAACACAGCAAAAGTGCGGCGAGAAAGTGGAAGAAAAACAACCGAGACCGGGCCCGGTCTTCTGGCCGTAAAGGCGACCGAAAAGACTGGCTTCCGGGAGAACACGAAAAAGCAGAACGGTTGCGACCATTCGTGGTAGAGTGCGCCTGCTGTCGAAGTAGAGACCCCCGACACAAAAGAGGATGGAACGCCGACCACAGCCATGCAACCGGGCGTTTTCGCGCTCACATCTGTCATCCCTGCAACATTGCGATTTCTCATGTCGAAAAATACGGCCTCGACAGAGGTTGTCAAATAGCGCAATACCTAGCGCGCTTTGCAAATGAAAATTAAAGAAATCAAACCAGTCACGATTAGTCATCCCGGTTGGCTTGCCGAGCGTTTTGGACCTTGCGTGGCAAAGCTGTCTGTGGACCAGCAACTCAAACTCAAGAACGCAATCAAAGACGTCCATCGCATCAAGGATGGCTTTGTATCCGACCAAATCAACGCTATCACAAAGAGCCTGCCCGACCCCCCGCAGGGAGTAGAGACCAAGGACTACGTATTCGGTTACGAGGTCGACGGGGCTTACACTCCGGGCTTGCTGGAAACGAACAAAACCCTACAGAGCTATGTGGCCACATTCCCTGAGCACTGGAAGCTGGTTCAGGGACTGCTTGGACTACCCAGACAAAAGGGCGGGCACCCTTGCGGGTATGTCATTAGTTCGGACCCAATCGATACGTTTATCCCCATGACGTCCCTTAAGGACGGAACACGGGTAACTGCATTTACCGGACCCAGCGTGGAGGCCGCTGGCGGTCTTAAGATGGACTTTTTGGTTGTCAACTCAGTCAGAGACGTTGGCCGCGCGATTCGTCTGATTCAGACCCGCTACGCCCCAGAACTTGTCCCGGACGGAGAAAATGTCAAGTTTGTAAAGACCGCCACCGGACAAGAAATTGCCTCAGTTCAAGCCATTCCGTTCCAAAACGAAATCGTTGATGTGTGGAATCTGCCTACAGACCCAGCGGTGTATCGAGACATTGCGGAAGTCAAAGTCGAGACCGTCTTTCAACTTGACGGTGGCGCGGCGCGTCAGGGCCTTCGTCATTTTGCTCCAAAGCCGGACGGAACGACTCCCATCAACAGCATCGAAGGCCTGTCCGCATTCACAGCCTTGGACCGCCCCGGCCCTCTGGATGCCTATGTAGAGGATGGCAATGGCGGCAAGCACAACATGCTTGTCGAGTACGCTATCCGAGCCCGTGGCGAACAGGGCCACGGCAGAATGGACATTCTGGACGACCTTTGCGCTGCTACGTATGGCATCATTGTGTACCAAGAGCAGCTTGAGAAAATCTTCAGAGTCGTAGGCAAGACCACCGGAATTGAGGCCACAAATTTCCGTGGGCGAATCGGCAAGAAGAAAGTCGTCGAGGTTCGCAAAAAGGACCAACCTCTATTTATGAAGGGAGCCGTCGAAGCCCTCGGACAGGCAGAGGCCGAGCGCCTTTGGGAAATGATGGTCACGTTCGGTCAGTACGGATTCAATAAGTCGCACTCGGTTGCGTATATGCATACGGCATACGCCTGCGCGTGGCTCAAGCACCACTTCCCGCTGGAGTGGTGGACCGCCGTGTTGTCAAACGCGGACAAAAAGGACGTTGACGAGAAGTTCTGGAGGCACATCGGGCCTCTTGTTCTGATGCCCGACATTACAAAGTCCTCGACAAACTTTGTCATCGAAGGCGACAAAATCCGCGCTCCGGTGTGGCTGGTTCACGGGATTGGCGAAAAGGCGTACGCCTTGCTGGATACGCTCAGGCCCATCAAGTCAATCGAAGACCTGCTGGAAAAGCTTGAAAGCTACAAAATCGTCAACGGAACCCAAGTCGCCAAAATCGACAAAAAGACTGGCAAGACGGTCATGGCCATTAAGAAGGCCCACAACCCGCTCAACGACTCAATCCTGCGTATGATGATTGTGTGCGGCATTATGGACAGTTTGTTCCCCAGTGTGGACGAATCAGGGCTGGAACTGCTCCCCGTCGACAAGCTGGCGCTGTTCGACATTGCGTGCAAGACTGTCCGTGGCAAGAAGGTCAAGCCCTCGGCGGCTAAATTCAACCTGAGCAGTGAGGTCGCTAGATACCAGTACATTAAGTCCATCATGCCTGCCCACTCGGCCCCCATACTCCCGATGGCAAAAAGGCTGAGCCCGGACAGCTTCCGAGACTTCAGCAACAACGTGGTATACTACCAATCCAAGGACCCCAAAGACGGCGAGAAGTACGGCGTATTGACCGGGGCTCAATTTGAATGGCTGGAAAACCTCGAAATCCTCCCCGAGTCAGCAATGCACATCGCGCTCCCTGCGTATGTGGTCTCTCAGAGGATTTTCGCCTACCAGAACAACACCAAAAAGGCTTGCGAACTGGTGTTGGATATCGACGGTCACCGCAGGCAGTTTGTAAAGTGGCCGTCGAAGGACGGGCTTCCCGAGGTCTTCCGTCAGCCGCTTGAAGGAGCGATTGTAGTAGCGATGTTTGGTCGTCGAAATCCCAACGACGACTTCTTTTTCCGTAGCGTAGACGTACTTGCAGCACCACCCACAAATGAAGAGAGTCCCGTTTCAGATGAATAACACAATCGAACAAATCAAAGCAAACCAAGCAATTCTAGTCCGGCCCATGCCCGATGAAATGAAGTTCCGTCCGGGTCACGAAATGGCTGTCAACACGGCTAAGCGCGAACTGGAAACTCTTTACAAAAAGCTGGCGGAAGACCTCGGTGCTGTTTCCGTCGTTGTTTATGTGGACGGAGCAAACGCCCCCAAGCTGGTCGAAGAAATGCTTGCGGAGACCGATGGCTGTGGGGTAGACTTGAACACGCTCTACGGACCCCTGATTTCTCAGGTTTCCCAGTCGATTGGCCGCACCAAAGAGTTTGGTGTCAACCAGTTTGCGATGGTGGTTCGGGAGCTTCGCCAGCTTGCTGTTTCAAACAGCTTGGCAGCAATCGAAATCCCGGTATTCAAGGAGCCGTTTGTATTTCAGACCGATGAACAACTTGCGCAGACTGTGATAGACTACGCGAACAAGGCAGTTGGGGTCGAGCTAGCGGTAAACTATATCCGTAAGCTGACTGCTGAAGCAGCGGCCAAGACGACTGAGAAAATCCCGGTATTCCCGGTTTTTGTCATGAATTGCCGTCTTGACCGCGAACTTTTGACCAAGAAGCTGTTCAAGCGTGGCCTTGATGTAACAATCACGGCACCGAATGAACTTGATAAAGACAGTGCAATTAACGCTCTAAAAAGCATCAAAAAGGCCCTAAAGCCCTCAAAGGAATAAAACGTTATGACTACTCTACAAATTGGTAAGGCGAATTACAGTGCGAACCGTGGCGAAAAGATGGTGTACTACCGTCTGGGAATGAAGGACAACCAGCGTGAACTGACGCTGCGTATTGCTCCTCCCATCAAGGACCTTGCCGAAAAGGGCAATTTCGCGGTCTACAACAAGCAGCACTTCGGCTACACCCTCGCAGGCAAGGGCGACAAGCGTTTCCCCGTGACATTCAATTGTCTGGAGCGCAAGGACCGTTCGAAGAACATTGTCCAGAACTGCCCCGAATGCGACGAAATCTCACTTCGTAAGGCCGACCTTGAAGCCAAGGAGGCCAAGCTGAAGGCCGATGGCGCAGCACCCGAGGTCATTGAAGCTCAGCTTCGTGTTGGCAAGGCGTGGCTGAAGGAGCACAACCTTGACAAGAAGTGGTATCTGCTCGCCAAGAACGAATCTGGCCAGTGGGGCTACCTTGCTTTGAGCCACAAGGCGTTCGAAGACTTCCAGCGTGAACTGAAGGACCTTGCGGCTATTGGATTCACCGACCCTCTGTCTCCCGAGGAAGGCGTATGGTTCCGTTTCACCCGTACCGGCACCACGTTCAGCGACGTCAAGGATTCGTGCCAAGCCGTCAAGCAGTCGGCAGGTAAGGGTCAAATCACCATCAAGACCGACACCTTGGTTGAAAAGGACTTTCAGGCTCTGGAGTCCATGCCCAGTCTGTCGACCCTCGGTCGCCGTATCACGTATGAGCAGATTTCCTCGCTTGTGCAGAGCGGTGGTGACGAAACCGTCGTCAAGAGTGTCTTCGAATCGGCTCAGCCCCGTTCGGAAACCAGTGCTGTGAAGACCAATCAGCCCACCCGGACTGTTCAGACAACTGCGCCCGCACCGGTTGAGGCCGCTCCAGTCTCGGCCCCCGCCCCGGCTGCCGCCATCGACCTTCAGGCTCAAATCGCAGCACTTCAGGCTCAACTGGCAGCACAAAAGGCTCCCGTTGCCGCCCCTGCCGCACCTACACAGAGCCGTCAGCCCACACCTTCACTGATGAAGAAGCTTGAAGTTGACCCCGAGGAATTCCTCGCAAGCTACGCAGACGACGAGTAAACGTCCCCCGGACGCGCCACCCCCTCCTACCGGCAAGTGCTATAATGGCGCTTGCCGGTAGTTTCTTTTGGTGAACTAAAATGCACATCAATGCTCAAGAACTAACAATCCCGAATCCAAACAAACTGGGCGACCTGCGTCTGCGATTCGACCTGAAGACGCTTTTTGCCGCTGAGTCCAGAGTGGAGGAAATTGCATTCATCACACCGCTCAAGGGCGCAGAGCTTATGTCGGTGTTTTCGGCTGCTCTCAGAGACTTGTCGACGTACCTCGCTCAACTGCACTACCACTCGGCAACAGCAGCCAAGAAGAAGCGCGAGCGCCGAGCGGTCGTTGTGGTAGACTTGATTCCAGCGAAGCTGGCCGAGCGCAAGCTGTCAAACAACGACTCTTCGCGTGAAGCCATTATCGAACTAGACCCTGAATACAGCGTCCTTTGCGATATCGAAAACGAGGTGGAAGCAGCCTTTGTTTTTGTGCGTGAAAAGTTTCGCTCCATCGAGTCGCACCTCAACGCAGTCAAAAAGGCAATGGATGCCACAGCCGGGTTGGTCGGCATGGCTAATCCGCTGTTGGTGCAACCGGCCCCAGCAGCACCAGTACCAACAACAACTATTAACGGACTAAAAATCGGAAAGTCGCAAATCTAATGGCACCCCCCAAGAAATCATTGTCACGTCTTTTGAGCCTGTCTGGCGCAGTCACAGCCGAACAGCGAGCGCAGAACATCCACGACAGCGTTATTGCTACAGACAGCCACGCCGTCAATTTCACGTACGGCAACGGCTGGGGCCTCCCTATGGGGTATTCGCTGTTGCTCTACGGTCCTCCCCGTGGTGGCAAGACCATTTTGTCGAACATGATGGCGGGATGGCTACACAAAAACGACCCCGAGGCGATTGTGGTGAAGTTCAACACAGAAATGCGTGAAACCGCACAGGCCAACAACACACAAAGCTTGGGCATGTACGGAATCGACCCCGACCGGCTAATTTCGTACCAAACCAACCTTCCCACAGAAATTTTTGACCGCATCGAAAAGGATATTGCGGCCGAAATTCAAGAAGGGCTCAAGGTCAAGCTCATTATCATTGACTCGCTCACGGCAATCCGTGGTCGCCGCGATTTGAATGCTGACAGCATTGAAACCCAGCAAATTGGTGACCAAGCCCTGACAATCCAGAGCGGACTGAGCCGAATTCTCGCGGTACAGCGTCGACTAGGAATTGGTTTGGTGATGACGGCGCACATCCGCGCACAGATGGACCTCCGTTCCGGTGGGTCGGCCATGGTGTACAAGTCGCAAACTGCCGCTGTCAAGCCCGCTGTGTCTTATGCCACCCAGCATCACTGCGAATACTACATGTATGTGGAACCTCGCGGAGGCAAGGAAGGCCGGACCAACGAACTTGGCGAGTCCTTCGTGGACGAGTCGGTTGAGGACATGAAGGGCGACGGCGAGGTTACGGGTCACAAAATCTCTGTCCGGATGACGGATGCAAGTTTTGGGCCAAAGAACCGGTCGGGCGTTTTCACCTTCGATTACCACAAGGGTTTGATTAACGTCCACGAAGAGGTTTTCAATCTCGGAATCGGGCGGAATGTCATTGAAAAGCCTACGAATCTGAAGTATGCTTTTGGTGGCCGAGAGTGGGTCGGCCGTCCAGCGATGCTGGAGGCCCTCAAGAACGACCCCAAGCTTCAGGCCGATATCGTTGCCGAATTGCGCAGGAGAGACCTTGCAGGAACCCTCACCGAATCAGA